CTATAACGCCTTGACTGGTCAAGTCGAAATAACCGGATCTCGGGCACACATCATCATAAACCGAGACGGTTATGCGACCTTTTCCATGCTCAGGAAAAACTTCATGCTGCACCGATTGATATGGAAACTGCAGACCGGGGAAGATCCTGGCGCAATAGACCATATCAACGGAAGTCGCGCCGATAATCGATGGGAAAACCTTAGAGAGTGCCCCGACGGTCAAGGCAACAACATGCAGAACTTTCGGGCCGCACACAAAGACTCCCGAACGGGACTGCTGGGCGTCTCTATTGATCCTCGGCCTGGGCGGCGGTACTACGCTCGCATTACATCCAAAGGGAAGAATTACAACCTTGGAACTTATGCGACCGCCGAGGAAGCCCATCAGGTGTATTTGTCGGCCAAAAAGCACCTGCATGAGTTTGGGAACCTTGATGGAAACCCCGCCCTCGTCGCTACCGCATACCAAAAGATGCCGCGCCGGCAGAACAAAACCGGAGTAGCTGGCGTGTGGCCCAGGTACAACGGGCGCTTCCAGGCCAAGATCCGTGTTGACGGGAAAACTATTCATCTTGGGACGTTCCGCACGGTTGAGGAAGCGTCGGCCGCGTATCAGGAAGCCCGGAACCGCTATCGTCCCCGGCTTGCGCTAAACGGCGACGATCCTCAATAAACGGATCCACCACCAGCAACTGCTCCAGGGCGGGAATATCGGTCATGCCTTCGGGCACCCCGTGGACCGTAATCCAACTGGTTTCGGTATGGCACAACACGCTGCGCTGCGTCCCTGGCTCGGTGATCCAGATGCCGGGGGCTTCCACCTCGATCTGCTTGCCGTCTTGGTCTACCACCGTGCATTTGCCGGTGAGGGCAATGGTGATGTGCCGGCTCTTGTGCAACTTGGTGACCACCACCACATTGGCCGGAACGGTGATCTTGCGCCCGTACACGCCGGGGACGTGGAAGTGTTCAAGGGGTGGCTCGACGCCTTCAATCTCGTTTATAGATATCGCCGCAATCATCGCGCGACCCAAATCATTCGGGCCCGGCTTCGGTCGGAGGTCGCCGCGTAGATACACTTCGCCGGGGTAGCAAAAGCCCATCACACCACCGCCCCTGTGGCATCGACCCACAGCGAACCGTCGAACCAGATCGGTTTCCCGAGGTCGCTGTCGAAGTACATCTGCCCGGCGAACAGCCCGACCGTGGGGCGCCCGACCGTGGGGCCTGCGGTGGGCAGTCTCAGCGCTTGGTAGACCGCCTGGAACCACATCATCCAGCTTGGCTGGCTGAAGGGATCGCGGAGGGGTGGCGGTGGGATACTCATGCGGTTTTCACCGTGGCGGCAATGATGGCAATTTTGACCGGATCGGAGACGCGGAGCTTCCACGTGCGCCGCCAGGAGCGGCCCAGGCGCCGGAAGATGACGCGCCGGGTGTAATCGCCCTCCGCACCAATCGCCCCGGTGACCGGCTGGCACCACGTATGCCCGGCGTCATCGCTCCACTGCAGCATCAGCTCGGGGTGGGCCGTCACGGGCGAGGTATCAAGGAAGGGCGCAACAGGCACCGGGAAAGCGCCGTCGTACTGCGCGAAGCCCTTGGTAATCCGGATCTCGGCGACATTGCCGAAGAGGAAATTCGCCGCCAGGTAGCTGGAGCCGATCACCAGCGGGGCCGTCGTGCCGTAGTCCGTGGCATCGGTGTAGGGCGTGCCGGGGGTGCCGTTCAGGTACAAATTCGTGACACCGTTCTTCCGGCACAGTGCGACGTGGTGCCAAGTGTCCGCGGTATACCCGGTGCTGATCGTGATGCGGGTGGTGGTCGAGAAGTAGCGCAGGGTGTTGGCGTTTTGGAAGACCACCGGGGCGTCGGTGGTCGAGCCGGTGCGGAAGTCGAACAGCGTCCGGTTCTGCGCCGTGCCCTCCGGGTACAGCCAGCACTCTAGCGTGAAATCCCCGGTCCCGAAGCCGAAGCGGGTATCCGAGGCCACATCCAGGGCGGCCGTCAGGCCGTCAAAGACGATGCTGGAGCCGAGGAATTTGCTGATGGCGGTGTCGGTCTGCACGCTGCCCACGGGCGTTAGGACATGCCCGCCGACCGCATCCACAAAGGTGGTCCCGCCCTCGGCGCCGTTGCCGTGACACAAGAGAACCACGTTGTCATAAGCGGGATTCGACTTGTCTACGGGTTGCCCGCGTTCCATGTCGATCTGCACGGATTGGTAGCTGACGAGCTTCTCATCGCTACCCAGCGTGGGGCTGACCAGCTCGCGGATGATCGTCTCGCCCGCGTCGGTGTAGAGGTCGAGGTCCATCGCGTACAGGCAGCCATCAATGCGGCTGCCGACCACATGCTTGCGATCAAAGAAGGCATACGCGATGCCCCAATGGGCGCCCCCGGCGCTTTGCCGCTCGTGCCAGGTCGAGGTCGTCAGATCGAGTACCCAAGTCGCGTTCCCTGATGGGAACGTGATCACGTAGAACACATGCCCCTCAGCGGTGTAGCCATAGGCCCGCGCATCGTCCAGGCGCGGATACCGGGTCCATTGGTATTCGACGGCTTCGGTGCTCAGGCGCTCGGTCTGGCTGCCGCCCGTGTTGGACACGACAAAGCCAGCGCCCTGGGGGGTGGTGGCAAGCCACAAAATCTGGTTGCCCGTCTCGCCCACCTTGGCCACGCTCGCAGGTGCCAGGCAGCCGAGGTTGCTGACCGCGCCATCGACGCGGCGGAAGACCGAATCCGGATCCCCGGCGTTGTAATGCAGTTCAAGCGTCTGCTGCCCGAACACGTACAGCAGGCCAAAGGTCGAAGCCACCGCCACGACGTTATCCGGGCCTGCTTCAGCGCTGTTGAAGTCGAGACCGTTCCATGTGGAACCGTCATAGAGGGCGCTGTAAAAGTAGGTGTTGGTGCCCTGCGCGTTGGCGATGAAGTAGCCGTCCAGAAAGGTCACGGTATCCGCCACCGGCATCGTGGGGATCAGCGCATAGGTGCTGGTGCTGGGCGTGTACAGGTGCCCATTGATGCCGTCCACCACGATCAACTGCGTGCCGTTGTGGGCCATGCTGACCGGCCCCACACCGCTGTCCAGAGTGCCGCAGGTGGTGGGCACGTAGCCGCTCGTCAGTTTGTACAGCGTCGGCCCGGCGACCACGTAGAGGAACTCCCCCATCACCAACATGCCCCGCACGGCTGCGGTGCCGAGGCTGTGCAACGGCTCCAGGCCCGGCGTGCCCAGCACGATCGGGCGTTGATCCAGGGTCATGTGGGGGTACAAATTCAGATACCTGACCGCGCCCGCATTGACGCTGCGCCCGGTCTGCTGGCCGACAAAGGGGATGATGGGCATTATTGCCCCCCCGTCAGATCATAAAACCCTGCCGGCTCGCGTATCTCGGGGATCTTGGTGATGGACCGATCCATCAGGATCTCTTTGCGCTTGGCGTAGGGTAGATCCTGGCCGATAAGAATGGCGTTCAAGCGCTGCAGGTCCGACACCAGATCCAACTCTGCCGCGGTTAGGGTGTTGCGGTTCATGCCCTCGAAACGCCCCGATAGCACTGCCGACACCAGCCTCGCCTCATTCATGTAGTGATGGGGCTTGGTTGCCTTCCCTGCCGCCTCCCGGCGTTCCTGCAGGGTGCGGCTCATCCATTCATAGCCGACCTTGGTTTTGTCGCGGAGCTGCCGCCAGTCCGGATCACGCTGTTGACGGGCCAGGCGTTCGAGTTCGCGGCGCATCTTCTGAAACGCACCGATGAAAGTCTCTTGCCATTTGACCGCCTCAGGGCCAGTAAACCGCATCGCGATAAACATGAACCCCTCTTCGGTAACGAGGTAGGCTTTTTCCTGTTTTCCGTTCTCAGCGAGGTACGAGGACTCCGCAAAATTTGCGGAGTGAAAAGCCTCCGAACAAGGCAAAGACTCGATCTTTCTCAGCACGAAATCGTGCCGCTTTCCAAACTTCTCGGCAATGAGAATGCTCGTGGTGAACGGTTGGCCGTTCTGGATGACAACGAGTTCGTCTTTAGATACGCTTGCACGCGCCATGACATACACCTCTGTATCAGGTTTGTTGTGGAAGTGTCCGACCACCCCCCCAAGAGGTGGTCGGATGCGATCTAAATTAGCACATTCGTGCGCCATCCTTACGGCCCCGCGTAGACGATCCAGCGACGGCCCTCGCCCGCGGTGCGTAGCATGGGATCCATCGCAATGGTCGGGGTGCGTTGGTTGATCCGCTTGAGGTTCCGCAGCGACTTCTCGGCCAAGCGCTTGAGGTCCGCGCCGGCTTCAATCTGGTATTCAGGCGCGAGCCGAAGGGCGAGGTTGTACCGGATCGCATCCGCGTAGCCGGGGGGCAGGGAAATCACGCTGTACAGCGTGTCGAAGCCCGTTAGGGGCTTCTCGCTCACGGTGTTGATGGTGTTGCCCGTGGGGATCGGCCAGAGGTACAGCTTGCCAAGCGGGTAATCGGGCTCGTAATAGCCGTAGATCGGCCAGGCGGTTGTGAGCGTCTTGAGGCGGATCGCCTCGTAATCGTCCACGCCCAACAAGGTGAGCGGGTAATCGACCGTCGCCACCCTAACCGTGGCCTGCAGCAAGCGCGCTGGGCGCGCGCTGTTGAACGTGCCCCCGATCCCCCAAGTGTGGGGATTGAGCGATGCGGTGAGGGTGAACGTTTCCCTCGTCGCGTGGTAAAGGGTGAGGCCTTCCGTGGCCCACGATTCGAGCATCCATTGCAGGGCCTCGAGGGCGTCCTGCGACTCTTGGTCGGTGAGAGTCGTGTTCCCGGTCAGAACGTTGAGCGGACGCAGGGCGCCCTTGATCAGATCCAGCGCGGTCGTCATCCGCTCAACTCCTTCCGGTTATTTCTTCGGCTTCGGCGCGGGCGCCTCGTCCTCTGCAGTCAGGTCTAGCACGTCTTGGACAGATCCAAGTACCGCGGCTTCTTCCTCGGCGTCGTGAACCACGACGCCTGTCTCGGGGTCGTCAGGGTCCGAGTACACCCACTTCGGGTACTCGGCCACCGCTTAGCCCTCAAACGCGGTTTTGGTCGCCACCGGGCGGGATACTGCGATCAGGTATGCCTCGCTGGCGGTCGGGGTGATCGCCGAGCCCGTGGCATTGACGAAGGTGACGGCCAGGGTATCAGCGGCCTTGACGCGAGCGCCAACGATACCCAAACCCGCTTGGGCGGTGGGCTTGTTGATCGACACGATAAAGTCGCCTACCTTCAGGCCGCTGACAGTCAAGTCCTGCTCGGCCGTGGTGTTGGTCCCCACCTGAGCCGGTGAAAGCGTTGCGGTGATGACGGAAAAGCCACGCTGCTCCAGCAGTGCGGCGGAAACGATGTTGGGAGCTGCCATTTTCTGATCCTCTGTTTAATCGACGTCTTTGTACACTTTCCGAGCCCGAATGAGCCCGATCATGGCCTTGGATATGTCGAACCTGATGATTAGGTCGTTGATGGATTGGTTCTTGTCGCGGATAAGGCGAACGTCATCGGGTTGCAGCGATCTGGGGCGGCCAAACGACTTGCTTCGACCCTTACGGATCATGTCTTGCGTGTTGTCGTTGTTGTCGCCCAAGAAGAGATGCTTCGGATTACAGCAGATCGGGTTGTCGCAATGATGCAAAACGCAGAGCCCGTCCGGAATAGGTCCGACCCATACCCGGTAGGCTGAACGGTGCGCCAATTGCTCGCCGTCAATCCTCACGTGCGTCCCGTATCCTTTCGGGTTGGCGGATGACTGCCAGGGCCAGCATTCATCGTATCCACCTATCTTCACGTGCTTTCCAAGCACCTGGTGAACGTTCATCTTGCGGCTTTCGGGCAGCCCTGTTGGCGTTCCGTATGCCTTCATGCGCTGATAGTGGGCGCTGCACAAAGTCTTCTTTTCAACCTTGCCGCAGCACCCTTCAACAGAACACACCGCATCCGCTGCGATCTTCCACACCCGGTCCCGTACTTGCGCCGGTCCTGGGTCGCCCTTCGCTTTCTTCCGCTGATAGTGCGCGCCACAGTAACCCGCGGCCTGCGCTTCTCGTTCGCACCCTTCAACTAGACAGAATCCCATAACACCCTCCGCATAAATCGAAGGACTATGGTGCCTAATTTGTAGGCTTCTGTCTAGCATGGCTTCCTTATCCAAGGTTAAGTTGCTGTTTCGCTTAACCTACAAGCTTACACGCCAGTTCAGGGTAAATGGCCTTCCACCCATAGAGGACATCCAACCTTGAGATGTGCGTATCAGTGAGCGCATCGTACCAACCCTTCACGAGGCGGATACTCAGCCCCGCAGCCTTGCTGCTCGCCCGAGCCGCTTCGCCGTTGCCCTGCGGCAATGGCAGGTCAGCGCAGGCCAGGGTGTAAGCGTTCTTGTGGAACGCCAGGTTGACCGGGTAGGCGTTGGCCCCGTAGCCCTGCAACGACGTGATCGTCGCGTTATTCACAAACGCGCCGGTGGAGCTGTAGACGTTCTGGAACGGCCCCGAGAAAACGGGATACGGCAGGATCTTTATGGACGTATCGCCGCTCGTGTAGGCCTCCGCCACGACGAAGTTCTTCAGTTGGCCGGTAGAGACGCGGCTCTGCGGATTGACCGCATAGACAGAACCGAAGGTCACGCTTGTGCCCGCCGCGATATTCGCGCCGATGTTGTTCACCGCGAGGGTGTACGGGGTCGTTGCGTCCGACTGCACGGTCAGGGTCGCGCCAGGCGTCCCGTTGACGGTGTTGGTCTTGGCTGCGCTCAGCCCGGTCGCCGTGTGGGCGATGACGTTCTGATCCCGCACAAAATTGAACCCTAAGACGCTGTCGGCGACGTAGCCTTTGTCGAACTGGCGGCTGATCTTGGTCGGGTTGTTGAACAGGCTGGAGTGCGCCTGCACGATGCCGGTGTTGGTCGCGGGGGAGATGACCATGTAACGGTCCTCGTCCATCGGGGCCGCTTCTTCATCCAGCCTCTGCCCTGCCGCCAGGATCGCCGCAATCGCCTGCGCGCTGGTCGGGGTGCCGATCAACTGGCCAGGGGTGCCGACCGCGTTGTGCGTGACCGCGGACATGGCCGACAGCCCGTCATAATCGATCTTGTTGGCAATCGCCGCCATTGCCGGGGCAATGATGCGCTGCTTGAAGTCGTCCATGCTCAACGCCAGATCGGCGCTGGTGAACGCCATCGCGACGTTAGCCTGGGTGGTCAACGTGACGGGAACATAGGTTTCCACCGATGCCTGCGGCTCGATCACCGGGCCGGTCCCGACCGTGTAGCGGGTCGGCTTGCGGACATTCAAGGTTGCCCCAATTTTCGCCCCACTCACGGCGAATTGGTCATCGTATGCGCGGTTTACATGCTTGGAAAAGCCAAGCATGTTCTCCAAAATCTCCAACGCTTCAAACGTGATCTTGCTGGTAGTTAAAAGTGTGTTAGCCATGATCGTTCACCTTACTTGCGGGCGGAATGTTTCAGCGCGCGCCATGCGTCATAGTTCCCGGCTTGTTCCAGCGCTTCCAACTGCTGATCGAGATTGATCGCAGGCGCCGCGCCGGATCCCCGTAAGGGGCTAATCGGAGCGGGGGCTTTGG